AACCTACAACTTTCTAATTATCTGTACAAATATCTGAGATTAAAGTCAACTAAATTAACCACAGGAGGCGGGGGGAGCGTGGATGATGAGGCTTTAAGAAATCTAAACCTACCAGAATTAGATTATGTTCTTCAAATCCGAAGACTTGTAAAGGCTCGAGATACTTATTTAAAATCTTTTAGTCGAGAACAGGTAAATGGTATCATTCACCCTAATTTCAATCTACACAATGTAGTCTCATACAGAAGTAGTAGTGATAGTCCTAATTTCCAGAATTTACCAAAAAGAGATAAGGAAATATTTAATTTAGTACGTGGGTGTATAGTACCACGTTCAGGGCATCAATTTATGGAGGTGGATTTCGATGGAATAGAGGTTTCAATTGCATGTGCATATCATAAGGATAAGAATATGATAGAATACCTATTAAATCCAGCTTCGGATATGCACTCGGACATGGCAAGACAAATCTTTATTCTTGAGGATTTTGATAAGCATCGTCCAGAAGATAAGTTATTGAGGCAAGCGGCAAAGAACGGATTTGTTTTTCCACAATTTTATGGTGATTATTATGGGAATAATGCTTTAGGTTTATGCCAATGGGTGAAATTAGAAGAAAACACATGGAAAGAAAATCAAGGGGTCTTTTTAGCCAATGGGGAAAGTATTTCAACACATTTGCGGAGGCATGGAATTAGAAGTTTTAGAGCATTTACCTCTCATATGCAAGAAGTTGAACGCCATTTCTGGACGGAACGTTTTCCTGATTATGGCAGGTGGCGTGAACGCTGGTATAGACAGTATCTTCGTAATGGATATATTCATAGCTATACAGGGTTTAGATACACTTCTGAAATGAGAAGAAACGAGGTTATCAATTACCCTGTCCAAGGTGCTGCATTCCATTGTCTTCTCTGGTGTTTCATTCGTTTAAGCAAAGAAATCAAGAAAAGAGGTTGGAAATCACGTCTCATTGGTCAAATACATGATTCGATGGTGCTTGATGTTTATCCACCAGAAAGAGAGCGTCTATGTAAATTAATTAAAAGAATTACAACTGTTGAACTTGCTAAGGAATGGACGTGGATTAACGTTCCTTTATCTGTAACTATTGAGATAGGAGAAATTGATGGGGATTGGACAACATTAGAAGAAATTGAAAACTAAAAAAATTGATAGAATTATGATATTAAGAAGACTGGGAAACAAGAAAGTGGTTGCACATAAGATAATACCTTATTTCCCACCCCACGAAATTTACATTGAACCATTTTTCGGAGCGGGCGGAATGTTTTTCAATAAGCCAAAAGCAAAATACAATATTGTTAATGATTTAGATAGCGAAGTTTTTAATCTGTTTCAGGTTGTAAGTTTGCGAAAAAACGAATTAGAGGAGTTGTTTTTACAAATGCCTATTAGCGAGGACTTGTGGCGATATTGGAAAGTAACGAAAGAAGAGGACCCATTGCGAAAGGCCTTGCGATTCTTGTTTTTAAGCAATTACGGATATATGGGTAAGCCAGAAACATTGCATTTTAGAGCAAGCAACACGAGTAAAATCCTTTATGAGAACCTAAATAAAACGCACGAATTTATTTTTGGGTGTCTATTTATGAATGTGGATTTTAGGGATATGTTTAAGAAAATTAGTCTTAGAAACGATGCCGATAAATTAAGAGCATTTGTTTATTGTGACCCACCTTATTTAGATACTGAGAATAATTATGAAAGCGGATTTACACACAAAGACAGCGAGGATTTGTTTAAAGTGTTAATTGAAAGTGGATATAGGTTTGCGATGAGCGAGTTTGACCACCCATTTATATTACAACAAGCAAAAGAACGAGGTTTGAATGTTCATATTATCGGAGAGCATAAAAACTTGAGAAACAGACGGACTGAAATACTTGTAACCAATTACAAGAATCATCTTTCATTATTTGATAATTGAAAACTAATTAAATGAAAACAGAATTATAACTATAATATAGAAAAAGAAAGAAATGAATTTATATTTGAAATATAGACCCTCTACTTTTGAAGATTTAGTAGGAAATGAAGAAACGGTAGAAGCATTACAGACAATGCTTAGAAAGAATAAACTACCACATACATTTCTATTTCATGGTGAAAGTGGTTGTGGTAAGACTACAATAGCCAGAATATTGGCGAAAGAATTACAATGTTCTGATAGTGATTATAGTGAAATTAATGCCTCAGATTTCAGAGGAATTGATAGTGTGCGAGAAATCATTCAGAATGCCAGATACCTACCTTTACAGGGTGCTGTTAAGGTATATGTAATTGATGAGTGCCATAAGTTGACGAATGATGCTCAAAATGCAATGTTAAAGATCTTAGAGGATACACCTTCTCATGTGTATTTTATTCTTTGCACTACAGACCCGCAGAAATTATTAAAGACAGTAAAATCAAGAGCTGTACAATTCAGAATGTCTCCATTAGATGATAGGGATATGATGCGATTGCTTAGGAATATTTTACAACAGGAGAATGAAACCGTTGCAAGAGAAGTAATTGACCAAATTGTGATGGATAGTCTCGGACACCCAAGAATGGCACTTAATATTCTGGAAAAGGTTATCCATGCAGAGCCTGAAAATAGATTGAGTATAGCCAAAAAACAGGCAGAAGAAACCAATGAAGCAATAGAATTGTGTCGTTGTTTACTTTCAACTTCTTCATGGAAAAAATGTAGTTCCATTCTAAAGGGGTTGAAAAATCAGGACGCTGAAAGTATTAGAAGGGTTGTATTAGGGTATGCCCAAAGTGTATTATTGAATGGAGAGAATGATAAGGCTGCATTGATATTAGAATGTTTTATCGAGCCTTTATATGATGTAGGATTTCCAGGACTTGTATTTCAGTGTTACAGTATTTGCAAAACAGATGTTTAATTTAAAAATAAGAAGAAATGAAGAATGAAATTAATTATTTAGCGGACATTACCATTGACCAGAATGCCTTAGATTTGGAATGGTTAGACCAACCAAGTTTAGCCTTTAAATATGCGGAACATGCGTCAGAAATGAAACGCATAGTAGATGTGGCAAAGGAGGATTTAGACTTGGTGTGTGCAGAATTAGATAGAGAAATAAGAAAAAATCCAAATGATTTTGGAATTGAGAAAGTTACTGAGACCCTTGTATCTAACACAATCAAGATGCAGGAGCAGTATAAGGAGGCAAACAATAAGTATATTGAAGCTAATTATGAGTATCGAGTTGCTATGGCTGCAGTTGAGGCAATTAATCAGAAAAAAGCCTCCTTAGAAAATCTTGTGAAGTTAAATGGGCAGGCTTACTTTGCCTCTCCAAGTGTTCCACGTGATATAGATAAAGAGTGGGAACAGAGGGAAAAAACTAAAAGAAGCAATCAAAGAATTGCAGAAAAAATATTAAAGAAATAAGGAAGTAATTATATGTTGTGGTTAATATTGAAGTGTCTAAGTATTGCAGTGCTTTCGTTAGTGTACGTATTTCTTCTTGCGTATATGTTCATGTGGGGTGTTTTAACCGCATATGATTACTTTATCAGAAACAAGGTTGAAAAAATCAATAATTTAAAAAAAGAATAGAAAATGGCAAAAAAATCATTTAAAATGCCGAACTACAAAAAGGCAGTGGCGGCAAATACAGAGAAACAAAGAAGTGAAGCCTCAACCTATGGTTATTTGAAGTTACCTAAGGGTGTTGAGCTTTTCAAGGAGAGAAAAGGTAGGATACAATTAGATGTAATCCCTTACCCAATTACTAATGAAAAACATGCGGATATATGTTCTGATGCAGGGATAGAAGTTGGTGTTTTATGGTACAAATCCCCATTCAAGGTTCATCGAGATATTGGGGCGGGTGATGGACAGACAGTCGTGTGTCCTACTACTGTGGGACTTCCCTGCCCAATTTGTGAATATCGTAACAAGAGAGCAAAGGAGGGAGCAGATAGGGACGAATTAAAAACATTGAAAACGTCAAGTCGAAATCTGTATGCTGTAATTCCAAGAAAAGACAAAGAAATGGACGAAACTATCCATATATGGAACACCAGCCAATTCTTTGTTCAGGATGCAATTAACAATGAGTTAGAAGAAGATGAAGAATTATATGAATTTCCAGACCTTGAAAATGGTTACCGTCTGAATATCAGATTTGATGAGGAATCTTTCATGGGAAATAAGTACTACCGTCCAAGCAGAATTGATTTTGATGATAGGGACCCATTACCTCCATCTATATTAGATAATGTACCTAAGTTGGATGATTGTCTTGTGATTCTATCCTATGCAGAATTATCCGCAATGTTATTCCAGATAGATACAGATGATGTAGAGATAGAAGATGATTGTGAAGTAGAGGAAACCAGACCACGTAGAAGAAGAAAATCGGTTGTTGTGGAAGAAGATGAAAATGAAGAGATGGAGGAACAAGAAGACTTTGAAGAAGATGAAAATGAGGAAATTGAGGAAAAGACACCTCCAAGACGCAGAAGAAAATCTGTGATTAAAGAAGTTGAGGTAGAAGAAGAACAGGAAGAGGAAGAAGATGTTGAAGAACAGGAAGAAGAAAAACCAAGGAAAGTAGAAAGTGCAAAGGGAGGCTACAGAATCAGAGAAAGAAAAACTGCAAAGGTAACGGAAGAACCAGAAATCGAGGAAGAAAGTAATGAAACCACTACTAAATGTCCATTCGGGCATCATTTTGGTATAGATAACGATAAAGTTCCAAAAGACTGTGATAAATGTGATGTTTGGGACGATTGTTACGATGCTTTCTTTGAGGGCGAAGAATAAACGTGTTTTAAGGCTGTTTTTAGGCTTTATTTCTATCTTGTAGTGTTTTATGCGTTTAGATAGATTTAAAGCCGAAAACGCCCTAAAAATAACAAATAAAGGGTATTTTACATGACTTTAGCAGAACAGATGAAACAAAATACAATTATGACAAAGAAGAAGAAAAAAAATACGGATGTGATGATTAGTACAGGTTCAACCTTATTAGACCTTGCAATCAGTGGAACTACAATCAGGGGAGGGGGTCTTTCAGGTGGGATTTTTGTAGAAATTTTTGGTCCTTCTGGGAGTGGAAAGACTGTCTTACTTTCTGAAATTGCGGGAGGCGTTCAAAGACAAGGGGGACGGGTAATGTTCCACGACCCAGAAGCAAGATTAGATAAAACATTTGCCTCAATCTTTGATGTAGATTTTGACAAAATACATTACACCCAGCCTGATACTGTAACGGAAACCTTTGAAGAAATGAGAGCTTGGGAATTAGAGGATACAAAGGTTATCAATGGCATATTTGCAGATAGTTTGGCTGCACTTTCCACCAATCTTGAAATGGATAATGCAGAGGGGGATAAAATGGGAATGCGGCGAGCCAAGGAATTTTCTGAACAGTTAAGAAAAACATGCCGAATTATTAAGCAGAAAAATATTCTTTTTGTAGCAAGCAACCAAATCAGAGTGAATGCAGATGCGGGTTTCTATGCAGAGAAGACAACAACCCCAGGAGGGCAGGCAATTCCTTTCTATGCTTCGGTTCGTTTGCGTGCAAGAACCCCTGAGAAACTAAAGAAAAGAATAACTGTAAAAGGAAAAGAGGTGGAACGAGTTATTGGAATTAAGACTACAATAGAGGTATATAAGAACTCAATCGATAAACCATATCGTACTGCACCCATTTATATTATATTTGATTATGGGATAGACGACATTCGTGCCAATCTTCAATTT